TATGATCATATTATATGGAAAATAATTTATCCAACGTACTCAAAACCATTTAAGAAAGATGAAAATTAACAATAAATTGAGATTATATCTTGATGATATTGTTTTTTAACTATTTTTTAGATATTTATATTAAAGGACAATATGAAAAAAATATGTGGGATTTACAAAATAACTAATATGATAAATGGAAAATATTATATTGGTAGTGCTTTAGATGTAAAAAATAGATTAAAAACACACAAAAGGTTATTGAAAAATAATAAACATTTTAATAACCATTTACAATCGTCATATAATAAACATGGTATCTTAAATTTTAAATATGAAATTATTGAAATAACCGAAAAAAATGAAATAATTAATAGAGAACAGTATTGGATAGATTTTTTAGATGCCAATAATACCAAAAAAGGTTTTAATAAGAGATTAATAGCCACGAGTAATTTAGGTATTAAGGCGTCGGAAGAAACAAAACAAAAATTAAGCAAATCACATTTAGGACATAAAAGAACTCATGAGGCTCAAATTAAAATTTCATTGTCACAGAATAAAAAAATATCACAATTTGATTTGAATGGTAATTTTATTAAAACATTTGATAGTTTACAAAGTGCAGCAAATGAACTTAATGTTACTTATACAACATCCATCACCGCATGTTTAAAACAAAAGATACCAACGGCATTTGGGTTTTGTTGGTGTTATGAAAATGAAACTACAGATTTTACACCAAAACAATTAAAAAGAAAAAGTAGTAAAAAAATAAAAGTAAAAATAACACATATTGATACTCAAAAAAATCGTATATTTAATTCTATAAGTGAGGCAAGTTTAGAATTAAAATTATCAACAACTACCGTTTATAGAGGTATAAAAGAAAAAAATTATAAAAATTTAATATGGGAATTAATATAAATAAACGTCTTCGTCTTTATCTAGACGATGTGCGTACTCCGATTGCAAACGATTGGATAATTGCACGTAATTATGATGAATTTGTGGCGGCAATTAAATTACATGGGTTAGGTAATTTTGAAGTAATATCTTTGGATCATGATTTGGGTGAAGGTGCAATGATTGAATATTATACAAATGTAAAAAATAATTATATGTTGGATTATAACAACATAGAAGAAAGAACTGGAATGGATTGTTGTAGATATTTGGTGAGTGAAAGTATGAATCAGAATATTCCTTTACCTCAAATATATGTACATTCAGCAAATCCAATAGGTGCCGCAAATATGATGGGTTACATTAACAATTATTTTATGAATTGTAGAACTCCCCAATCTTGTATAAGAGTTAAAATTGAACATACGATTGATGAATCATTAAAACTTTCTGATGAAGTTAGAAAGGCTAAATGGGATAGAACAAAAAATTGATTTTTTAAATTTATTTATTTATATTTGTTTAATAAACCCACACTATGCCATACACTAACAAAACAAGAACCCCATACAAAAAAATGTATATTAAAGGAAAATATACAGATTTCACAGACTTCTACGATGTTAATAAACAATCAATTTATGAAAATATTTTAGAGGTTTTTAAAGGATTTAGAGGAAATAAAAAAAGAATATTGAGTTTATATATTCAAGCAATTATCCAAGGTTTAGAATGGGATACGGAATTTAAATTCAATAGAACCGATACCATTATATTAACAAGAGACGTTTTACCATATTTTGAAAGTATTGAAAATTATGAAAAATGTTTAGAAATAAAAAAATTACAAGAAGAGTTGACAAATAAAAAAGATTTGGTTACATTTTAAATGTATCTGGAGAGGTACATTTATTTTTTGTCTAATCCCCGCTAGTTTCTACTAACGGGGATTTTTTATAACATCATTCTCGAACCAATTAGGAAGTTACTTAGGAAAGGAGAACCTGATTTAGTGTTACCACTCAATTTATAATTGAAACTAAATCCAAAACGTTTAGTTATTTTATAATCAAATGACGACCCTAATAAAAATCCCATATGTCTATTCACAGTCGTTTCTCCGTTTGTACTATTCCAAGATATTGGTGAAAACATTGTGAATATTTGTGGGGACACAGTTAATTTTTTATTATATTGGTATGGTTTTGTCCAAAATGCAATTGCTGAAGACGCCATATTATAATCATATCCTTTTCCATTATTAAGGAATAAATTAATTACACCAACATTGTATCCAAATGTCCCCTTTTTAGGTGTTGGTTTAATCCAAGTATAACCTAACAAGTTCATATAGTTACCCGCAAGATACGCAAATGCGGTTCCGTATGAATGTATAGCATCTAAGTTACCATCTTTAGTCATTGCCATTTTAGTGTATCCACCAGTTGTTACAATTGAACTTAAATCACTATTAATTGTCAATCCCCCACTAAAACTTTCATCACCAGCCATAGATGATTTACTTACACCCATAGAAATTTGCACCAAATATCTATTATCCACCGTTTGTGCTGTTGTTAAATCAGAAGATAAAAGTAATGGATTTGTTATTGCTTGTTTTTTCTTTTCTTCCTCTTTTTTCTTTTTCTCTTCTTCTTTCTTTTTCTCTTCTTCTTTCTTCTCCTCCTCTTTTTTAGTTTCTTCCTTTTTTGATTCTTCTTTCTTTTCTTCAGTTTTTGATTCTTCTTTCTTTTCTTCTGTTTTACTTTCTGTTTTCTTTTCTTCTGTTTTACTTTCTGTTTTAGTTTCCTCAGTTTTACTTTCTGTTTTTGATTCAGTTTTAGTTTCTGTTTTAGTTTCCGATGACGAAGAACTTCCACCACTACTTGATGAACCACTACTCGATGATGAACTACCACCACTTGCAGGAGGTGGAGTACTTGATGGTGGTGGAGTACTTACAGGTGGGGGTGTTGAAGCGCTACTTGCGGCAGATGACGCTGCACCACTTGCAGATGAACTTGCTGATGAACTTGCAGCAGATGATGCTGCTCCACTTGCTGCCGATGATGCAGCACCACTTGCTGCCGAACTTGCAGAATTACTTGCCGCTGACGCAGCACTAGCAGCCGCAGCATCTGACGCGGCTTTAGCTGCAGCATCTGATGCCGCCTTAGCTGCGGCTGCCGCTGCAGCATCTGCCGCAGCCTTTGCCGCTGCGTCCGCAGCCGCCCTTGCTGCCGCTTGTTGAGCTAAGAAAATTGCATCATCTTGTGTTGAACACGGCGTTGAAAATATAGAATTTACCCATACTTGAAATGCGCCACTATTCATATCTGCTAATGTTACAATTTTAGATTTACCTCTAATGATTGCGATAGTTTGATTTTGACCAAATGGAATTACAACTACATAGACTTTATTATCACACGGGTCAATGTATGTTTGTGTTATGGTAGTTTGTCCAAAAGACTTACCACAAAAAAATAATATTAGGAGAGGTAGTATTATTTTTTTCATTACTTGTTGTTCAATCCTATCCCTATTTGTGTATATCCTCTTATTGGGTCGTTATCTAATTTTAATGTAACGAATTTGAAATCTCTTATTAGTCCGATTTTGAATGTAGTGAATGATGAATTTGATTTTGGGAATGAGATACCACCTAAGTCATCTTTACCTTGCCATCTAATAACTTCATTACCAAATCCAATCATACCATGTATTCCAATTTTACCAATTCTTTTACCGGCACCAACATAGAAAGTTGACTCTTTTTTCCAATCTTCTTTACTAAGTGGAAAGTCAACATTGTTAATTTGACCATATGGATAATAGCTGTTTTGGTCTATTTCATAAGTCATTACATAATCCATAATGAAATATCCTTTCTTACCTCCCACTACTCCCCAATAAGATATTTGTTTATTGTTTGTGTGACCAAATCCAAAAGATGTATAGACTTTTTCTTTTCTAATGGTGTCTCTCTTTCCATTTTCATAAACATGAATTATACTTCTTTGTCTCCACCCTAAATCATCATACCAAATGTAAGGCATTGGTTGATACCATCCCCAATTACCCCAATAATATCCATAAGGATTTTGTCTATTCCAATTTTGAACACGTACTCTACCACGTTGGTCTGGTTGAGGTTGTAATTGTTGTGGTGGACTGTTTCTCCAACTACTTACATTATTTTGTTGTGGTGTAGATGGTTGAACTCTTGTTTGAGTTGTTTGTGATGATGGTGAAACACTTCCACCAGTTTGTCTCCAAGTTGATACTTGACCAAATACCAATGTTGGTAATAATAAAAATAATAGGAGAGTTTTCATACAAATGTTTTTATATAAATATAAAAAAAGGAGGTTATTATACCTCCTTTTAAATAATTATTGATGTTATTAATCTATTTTGTGAATATTCCCTTTTTAATCATTCTATCAAGAATGTTAGCACAGGCAATATCTAAGGCTTTTTTGGTTGCAATGCTAATTGTAGACTGATTAAACTTAATTGGGTCAATGGTTGCATCAGATAAAAGAGTTAATTCTCTTTTTGTTGTTGCCTCACCTAAACCCGACCCACCAAACAAGACACCTGTCTCCGCATCGGTAAATCTAACCTGAAGACCTATACGAGTTACCATATTGTCTTTAATACCGTCTTTTAGGTTGATGGTTTCATCTTCTGACACCGAGTAGTCATAACACTCAATAGTAACAAAATACTTCGCCAAATTGATTTTACCACGACCATCTAATTTATTCTCAGATATACCTGCCGCAGATGCTTGGAATTGTTTTACCATTCTATTCTTAATTTCTGTCTTGTCTTCAGTAAATTTAAATCTATTTAAATTTTCAAGGTATTCCATTGAAATGTTAGCAACACCCAAACCAACACGTTTTTCTTTCAATTCAGGATACATCTCATACATTTCATCAGAAATCCCTGCCTTTAATATTTGAATTGGAATTTGAGGACCTTCGTAGTCCATGTAAGAGCTTATGTCTCTTTTCTTTTCGAAGTCTGCCTTATAATCCTCTGTTTTAGTTTTACCTATTGTTTGACCACTGCTAGTTATTGCAATTCCAAATATAACCACCATTAGTGTGGTTAGTTTTTTCCAATGAATCATATTTGTTAATTTTTAATCTTTCCAATTTCTCGGATGAGACTTAATTTTTATTTTTTTATTTACTTGTTCTACTACCTCCTCTATTACGGGAACAACTTCTTCTATTACAGAAATTACCTCCTCTATTACGGGAACAACTTCTTCTATTGTTTCAATATGTAATTCCATAGGTAACTCATCAAGATTAATTTCGTTTTCTTCCATTTTAATTTTTTTTAATTATTTATTATTTCGGTCCATCATACCAAATGTTATTTGGG